CGGTCTACCGCAACCGTAGCCAGATGTCCGCTTCCAGGAACGGCTACCTCGATGCGCTCAACGACATTGTGAACCGGGCTAACGAAGCCAACCAACAGCTTCCGTCCAGCATCATTCAGTGGATCGAAGACAACGCGTGACCACCACCAAACACGGCACAGCCTCCGCCTACTTCAACGGCTGCAGCTGCCAGCCGTGCACCCAAGCAGGCGCCAAGGCCAGGGCCGAGGGCAACCATGAAGCATACCGGGCCGGCAAGACCCGCAAGCCTCCGCTCTTCGTAGAAGGCGATCGCACTACTCCCTTCGATGAAGAAGATCAGCGGCATGGCACGGTCAGTGCCTACTCCATGGGCTGTCGGTGTGCCTGGTGCCGGGCCGCGGGAAAAGCCTACCGGGACTCCCGCAAGTCTGGCAAGCCCCTGCCCAAAGACTGGAATGCCCGCTATGCCCAGGCTTGACCGCGATCCCGAAGAGCTGAAGTACAGAGCTCAGCGCCGGTGGGGTCCGCGCAACGGCTGGCAATGCGTGTATTGCGGAACCAAGCTAACCCTGCTCAATTCGCAAGTCGACCACTTCTTCCCATACTGGCTAACCAAAGATTCCTCACCTAGAAATCTCGTGCCCTGCTGCCGGACTTGTAACCACGCCAAACGCGGACGCCAGCCAGCCGAGTGGATGCACGCAGTCGGCGTCCCGGCCAACGTCATCAAGTTCCTGATGGAGGTCTATGAAGTACACCCCTGGCGCCGTTACGACACCCTAGTCTTCCCCGTGACATCCCTGAACTACGCGGCCGGCATGCACCTTCCAGCGGGCCCTAGGCAGCAAAAAGCCTACAAACCGATCCGTTAGGGCAGTTTCAGGGCGGTTAGGGTAGTTAGGGCACGTCGTTCCCTATTAGTCCTTAAGAAATAGTATTGATAAGGGGGTTATAGGGATTCACTCGCCCTAACTGCCCTAACTACCCTGAAACCGCCCTAAGCCCTAAAACACGATAAGGTAACCAACATGACAGCAAACGACACCAAACCAGCCCCGGCAGCCGCCATCGTCTTCCCAGGCGATGACGGGCACATCGTCCTCAGAGTCTTCGCAACCCGCAAAGACTATCCATTCAGCCGCAAGAAGACAGCCCTCACGGCCCTTGAGAGCATCCGCCAAAACAGCGGCCTCAGCCAGTTCTACATCGGCTCGCCGTCCAACCGCAATGCCTACGGCTCCCCGCATGACCGTGACGGCGAGTACGTCCCTGGCACCGAGGTCATCGCCTAGTGGGCCAGCACACCGTCGCCTTAGCCCGCCGGGTGATCGCATCCCGCGCCCACCTCAACGACCTCCTCGCAACTGACGCCCACCCAGCCTCCATCAGCTTGGCGCGCCTCGACCTCGAAGAAGTCCAGCGCGAAGCCACCCGCCTGATGAGCGCCTAAACCCACAACTAAATAGTCCACCCACCCACTCAACAAAGGAAACAGCCATATGCAGTTCGTCACCGAAGTAGTCGAGATGTTCGACAGCGAGCACTGGATCATCTACACCAACGTCAGTGTCGCCGTCGTCTCCCTCGCCGTCGTCATCGTCACCTTCCTCTCGCTCCGCGAAAGCAACCGCCACACGGAGCACATCAGCGACAACACCGCGGACAACGCCCAGGAGTCCGAAGAGCGCATCGCCAAGATCGCCATCGCCGCCTTGCACGCTGAAGAGCAGGACCACGAGACACCAAGCACCTCCCCGACCAACTAGCTCCACCCGCACGCCACAATAAACACGTCAAGCTTCACCCAACCAAACAGAACGGAATAAACCCATGAGCAAGACCACCACCAAGCTCTCCGACCTCGTCCCGGCCCGTACCGCCGGCCAGCTGCCGTCCTCGCGTACCGAGAGCCTGCTGACCGACGCCCTCGCATCGGACGACATCGACACCGTCAAGGCGAACCTGATGCACGTCTGGGGTCACTACCAGTCGCTCGAGTTCTTCATCAACGACGTCGAGGCCAACATCAAGGCCCTCAACGGCGCGCTCAACGACCCGGACGTCGAGAACGACATCGACCCCATCACCCTCGCCGCCGGCTTCTACAACACGGCCGGCATCGGCATGGCTTACGAGACGGCCCACGAGTCCGGCGGCCTGGGCATGCTCCTCGGGCTGACCGTGCCCGAGTCTCTCCGCCTGGCCTACTCGGACCTCGACTTCAGCGACCCGTCGGAGACCGACAACATCGCCAAGGCCGTCGACCTCGACACCGACGACTAACTCCCACCAAGTCGTCTGCCCGCGGGGTATACAGACCGCTACCCCGCGGGCTAGAATCAAACCATGGACAACAACGAGACCCACACTCACTGGCTCGTCCTCACCACCGAAGGCCGTGAGTTCTCCCTCCACCTTCTGGCCGATCGTGACCGTGCCGATCGCTCAGCCGCCCTCATCGGCGGAACCGTCATCCCATACACCCCTACCGAATCCACCTACTGGAAAGGCGCCGGCCCGCATTATGACCACTGACGACCAGCTCGCACTCACCGAGCACCGGTGCCCACCCTCACGGCCAATGACCGCTGTGACGTCCGCGACTGCGGAGCCCAGGCCTACGTCAGCGTCGACTTCCCGGCGCTCCAGTCCAACCTGCTCTTCTGCGCGCACCACTTCGCCGCATACGAGCCAGCCCTCAAAGCCCTCATTACCGCGATCGTCATCCACGACGAGCGCTGGACCCTCTTCACCAACGAAACCCCTCAGAACCGCCACAAAGGAGACAACCATGCCTGAACTCACCAACGACCAGATCGAGACCGAAGCCGCCAAGCTGTTCGACGCCGAGACCGCCGAAGTCATGGCCTTCGGCAAGGCAGTCCTCGCCGCAGTAGGTGAAAGCCCCGACACGCTCGACAAGTTCGAGACCTTCACCAACGAGACGTCCTGGGACAAGGCCGACGACACAACCAAGGACATGTACCGTCAGGCCGTCATCAACGGCGAACGCGCCAATGACTGAGTCGCGGGCCGCCAAGGTCCAAGCCGTCTGGGCGGAAACACTCTCCCCCAGCGGCAACCTCATCATGGGTGACTCCAAGACCAACGGCCTGCCCTGGCCTACCAACCGCGCTGACCTCCGGCACTTCCGCGAGACCACCCGCAACACAGTCATGGTCATGGGTCGGCGCACCTTCGAGTCGCTCCCCGAGCTCCTCAAGACGCCTAAGTCCACCGCTGAGCGCCCGCTCGTCGTCCTGACCGAACACGTCGGGGCGGCTATGCGTATCTGGAGTGATTACCAGAACTCTGAAATCGTTCCCATCGTCCCCGCGGGCCCGGACACGACAGTCGACCACGTCATCGCCATCGCGGGCATCCGCTGGCCAGGCAAAAACCTCAGCATCATCGGAGGCGCCGGCGTCATCGAGCTCTTCGAACCCGCCACGGACACCATGGTCATCTCATCCATCCAGCCGGCTTACCACTACGAAGGCGACGTCAAGTCACCATTCACCCCGCCGTGGAGCGTCAATGACAACTTCGCCGTCAACAACAGCGACTCCCGCGCCCTCGCCCCCGACTTCACCACCTACGTCTACCGCTACGAAAGGGTCTAATGCGTTACGGCCAACACCACTTCCCCTTCGAGATGCTCCTCAACGAGGTAGCCCTCGAGGGCGAGCTCCGCACTGACCGGACCGGCACAGGCACCAGGAGCATCTTCTCGCCCAACCCCCTTCGCTTTGACCTCTCGGGCGGGCACGTCCCCCTCATCACCTCCAAGGCGGTGCCCTGGAAGATGGCTACTCGCGAGTTCATGTGGATGCTGTCAGGCAGCACTTCAACCCGCGACCTCGCCGAGGCCTCTCCCGCCATGGCCCGCATCTGGGACAACTGGGCAGACGCCAACGGAGACCTAGGACCGACCTACGGCGCCCAGTACCGCAACGCCGGCGGCTCGCTCTCCACAGGCGACCTTTCCCCCTTCCCCTCAGGCGAATGGGCGGCAAGCCAGCAGGCGGGCCTGAAGCACGACTACGGAGTAGACCAGCTCGCGCGCATCGTCAAGATGCTAGCCAAGACGCCTGACACCCGTCGGGCCGTCATCTCCCTCTGGTCCGTACCCGAGCTGGATGACATGGCCCTGGAGCCCTGCATGGTCCTCTTCCAGTTCTCACTCCGGGGGCCCAACCTCAACGAGCTCCACGTCCAGGTCTATCAGCGCTCGGCCGACATGATGCTCGGTGTCCCGTTCGACCTCTACCAGGCCGGCCTCCTCGCCCACCTGGTCGCCCGCGAGCTCACCCTCATCACTGGTCGCGTCATCACCGCGGAAGGCATGACCTGGTCTGCAGGTGACGCACACATCTACCTCAACCAGCTGGGCCCCGTAGAAGTCCAGCTCAACCAGTGGGCCAACGCGGAGGTGATGCAGGCTAGAATATCAATAGACCCGTTCCCAAGCCTTCGTCTCCTCGACGGCAGCCTGGAAGCTGGCCACATTAACGTCCTCAACTACAACCCCGAGCCGGCAGTCGGCGGCGGGCAGATCGCTATCTAAGGAACCCCATGACCGAGCCACTCTCGCTATTCGCGCAGTACGTCCACCTCTCGCTCAACGCACTCGAGGACGCCAAAGTCTTGGAGTCCGAATCCAACAACGCCTCAGCCGGCCGGGCAATCGCAGCCGCTCAAGTCTACGCCACGCTGGCCCAGGCCGAGGGTGCCATCAAGACGGCCCAGCTCGTCACGGCCGCCTTGGCCGCTACCATGACCGCCGGCCAAGCCCACCAGCTAGCTAGTGCCGTAGACGTGCTCACAGACCCCCAGTAACCGACCACTCAACCAACCATCTAAGGAATCTACATACCATGAAGAAACTCACCACCCTGGCCGCTACCGTCTCGGTAGCCCTGGCCCTGTCGGTATCCGCGGGCCAGCTGGCCTTCGCCGACGACACCATCCCGACCGAGGAGGTCGCATCATCGCCAGTCATCGCAGAGGCCCCGCCGGAGACTACTGTCTCGACTGGATCCAGCCCCGCTACATCCGCCGTTGGCGCACCATCCCCCGCTACACAGGAGAAGGCCCTAACGCCCTCACCTGGATCAGAAGCATCGGAAGCCAGCCCCGCCATCTCGGCCGCCCCCATTACTCCGGTGACCCCCACGGCATCAACCCCAGCCCTCGCCTCCGTACCTTCGCCCGCAACCGGTGAGTTCTTCTGGGCCATGCCGAACGGCGGCACCCCGGACCACGTCACCTACGACCAGACCTACTCCCCCCAGGGCGCAGTCACCCCGGGCGTCTGCTACCAGGTCGACACCTACCTCCTGAGTGAGGCGCCCAAGTTCACAGCTGACGGCAAGCTGACCCTGGGCGAGGACTACCAGAACGACTCCCAGCGTGGAGCCATCTCCTGGCGCTTCGTATGCGTTCCGGCACTCCCCACCCCGCCCGCCACTGTCGTGACCATCACGGTCCCCACCCTGGCCCCGACCCCGCCGACCTGCGACACCGCGGGCACTCTGCCCTTCCTCTCCAACCCGGCAGCTCAGAACCCCAACGGCTACGAGTTCCCGGGCCAGGGCTTCCGCGTCTACATCAGCCCCGCATTCTCAGGTCCGGGCGTCTACACCGCGACCATCCAGAAAGTCGGCGCAGGCTTCGACCCCGCCTTCCCCAAGGGCACCAAAGTCGTCGGCGCTACCACCCAGACGCTGACCGTCCTCGCGGCCACGGGCTTCCAGTCAACCGACGCATCGGCCCCGTGCTACGTCACCCCGCCGGTCATCCCGGATGAGCCGACCGTCCCCGAGACGCCCACCACCCCGGCAACCCCGGTAACGCCCGCCACTCCTGAGCAGACTGTCCAGGCGCCCGTCGCCCCGGTCGAGCACGCCGTCACCAAGCAGACCCCGGCGCCTGCGGACAGCCTGGCCTACACCGGCCAGGATGGCTACAACTGGCCCGCCCTGTTCGTCGCCCTCGCGCTCGCCCTCATCGGCACCCTCGCCCTCATCTTCGAATCCCGCCGCAACAAGAACGTCTAGGAGCCTCCCATGATCGTCATCCTCATCATCTTCGCCATCATCGTCGCCCTGGGCATCATCGCCCTCAACGCCGCCATCCTCCACACCGCGGTCCCGGCCCTCCTGGCCGACGCAACCAACTGGTGGGCCTGGGTCGGCGTCCTGATCGTCCTGGGGCTCGTCTTCGGCAGCTCGCGGGTTGGCAAGGGCAAGTAGCCATGGCCTCCCTCGCCCTCACCCCGCTGGCCAAAGCCCAGGCAGAGCTCACCGCCCAGCTTGTCGGCCAAGCAGTCCGCGAGGCCCTCGCCGAAGACCGGGCACTCCGGGCTACAGTATCAAGTGCTGATAGTTACGGCAACGTCTACACTCGTCAAGACCCAGACCACATCAACTAAGGAATACGCCATGGCAAAGCAGTTCACCGTGGTCGGCAAGAAGCGCGTCTATCGCGTGCCGGCCAAGTCCATCCAGCAGCTCACCCGCGCTCTCCGCGCCTCGGGCATCGTCTGGCAGGCCATCCACGAAGACAAGGAAGAGGTAGCAGCATGACCGCCCTCAAAAACGGTGACCGCGTGCACGTCGAGTTCGGCGGCGTGATCCAGGACGAGTACCCGTCTGACGCCAGCGTCTACATCCTGCCCGATGGCTCAGACACCACAGCCCTCGTGCCCAACAAGCTCATCACCAAGTCCGCCCCAGCCCTACCGACCACCATCGGCTCAGTCATCCTGGTCACCCAGTTTCTAGGCCCAGTCAACGACAGCTGGACCGGCATGCTCCATTCGGACGGCTGGCGCACAGGCGTCGATGTCTCAGCCGTCTACACGCCCGACCTGTTCCCCGATGACTTCGCCTTTGAAGTCCTCTACACCCCCACCACAACATCAGCATTCGAAGGAGCCTAACCATGGCATTCAGCAAGCGCACCAAGCAGTCTCTCTCCACCCAGCTCGTCTCCAAGGCCGAGTCCCTCCGGACCAAGCAGGCCCGCGAGGCCGAAGCTTCGCAGTCCTTCGCAGCCCTCTCCAAGGATGCGTCCCTCGCGAGCGCTGAGGCTTCCCGCCATGCAGCCGCCGTCGAGAAGGCGACCGACATCCTGACCACCGCAGGCGTCGAGCTCTAATGCCTGTCCGCCAGAAGTTCTACGTGCTCCAGAGCTACTCTGGCGTCGAGGTTGCAGGGTCCGAGCACAATGACAGGGCCCTGCAAGACGAGGCTGACCGCATCGGCGGAACCATCATCGACCCCGCCGGCAACATCGTCTACGATGCCACCTCAGCCGAGGCAGCCAAGGCAGCCGAGTCAGCCGATCGCTCGGCCTCCCGTGCCGTCTCCCCCATCGCAGCGGCCCTCCAGGCCAAAGAGGCTGTAGACCACAACCGCGCGTAACCACGAGCTTCCCGCGTCAACGCAACTACCGCCTGCTAGCCAGCGGCGATTCCCGAACTACTCACAAGTAAGGATACAGACCCTTGAGAAAATCAAAGCCCCTCTACGGCCGCGGTATCGTCATTGACACCTACGACCAGCCGGCTGAGCTCCGCGATCGCCCCACCACCGTGGCAATCCTGACCGCGGATACAGAGCTGCCAGGCTGGTTGTTCCCAGCCTTCCAAGACGCCTATGAAGAAGGCTCCAAACTCCACCGCGTTCTGGGCGGCAAGATCAACGACGACAACACTTCGGAAATCGTCCTCGCGTACGCCGGCACCAAGGGGCGCGACGAAGACATGGGGCAAATCAGAGCGCGCCTAGCAAGCACTGTCCTGACCCAGCTGCTTCTGCCGGCCCACGTAACCTACACCCTCCGCTACTGGCTTGACCCCGAAAGGACCGCCGAATGAGCACGCTCGTCCGCTCCATCCCGACCGCCATCACCGAGAACAGCCTGCTGGCCACGCCCTTCCGGGTCATCATCCCGCGGCAGCTCGACCGCGAAGACGCCATGGCCGTATACGAGGCCCTGAAGTCTGACCCCAACATCAAGCTCCAGGACCCCTTCTTCTTGGCCGACGTATCGTCCGTCTTCCCGGGCGTTCGCTACGACGCCGAGTCCTGGGCCATGGACCTGCAGCCGGTAGCCAACATCATCGACGCCCTCTCCGCAGAAGACGATGAACTCACGCACGATTTCCCCGACTATGAGAACCCCTACACCGGGGCCTTTGTAGAAGTCGACGTGCCAGAAGCCCTAGAAGACGTCGCTGAAGCCCTTGCCGTAGACGACCTCACCCAGCCACCCACCAACTAATGCGCCGGCATCGCAGAGCCTACACCGCCGGGCCCATCGAGCTATGGACGCCGGCCAGTACCAGGCCATACCTCTGGGCATTTGGCTACGTGCGAGACTACTCAACCACCTGGGCAGACTACTCAGTGCACGGCTTCACCGTATACATACCAACCGACTGATACCCGCGGGTATAAGCACTACTGGCCTACACCAACAGTGCTTATACCCGCCCCCCCAAAGATGCTATATACATATGGAGAGACTAAATAGCAGCCTCTCCATAAGGGCTGATAAGGATTGCCCGCATACTGACCCACGCAAACGCCTATGCTCAGTCACTGCGGATACCGAGGGTTCGACTCCCTCACAGTCCACATGCCAGACCGCAAGCAACGAGGTAGCGACTACCGCTGGAAGCGCACAGCCAAAGCTCAGCGCGCTAAGCGATTGCCCTGCTTCCACTGCGGCCAGCCAATAGACTACAACCTCAAGTGGCCTGACCCTCAGTCCTTCAGTGCTGACCACCTCAAGCCGTGGGTCAATCACCCTGAGCTTCGCTACGACCCAGGTAACGTGGTGTCTAGCCACTTGCTCTGCAACCAGGTAAAAGGCCGACATCGTGGATGCCATCGATGACCCTGACGGCGACTACCTGGACACCTGGGTAGAAGTCGACGTGCCAGAAGCACTTGAGGGCCAGGTCGAGGCGCTGGCTGTAGATGACCTCACCCAGCCGGCTCTCGGCTAACATCCGCGGCAGCATAATGCAGGGGCTCATATCTACTCGGGTATGAGCCCTTGTTCGTCCCCCCCAAGGACCTCTTATAGGATGTAGCAAGAGTAAGGGCCGATATGGATGGCCTGCATACTGACCTCCCACTCCAAGTAACCGGCTCAGTCACTGCAGATACGTGGGTTCGAATCCCACACGGTCCACCAGGCAGTGCACAGCGGTTCGATTCCGTGGCTAGGATGGAACCTGCCTGCCGCTCATTCCCCTGTCGTCTAATGGCAGGACATCAGGCCCTGACCCTGATGATGGTGGTTCGAGTCCATCTGGGGGAGCACATGCCAGATCGTAAGCAGCGCGGTAGTGACTACCGCTGGAAGCGCACAGCCAAGGCTCAGAAGGCCAAGCGACTGCCATGCTTCCACTGCGGTCAGCCTATCGACTACACTCTGGTCTGGCCTGATCCACAGTCGTTCAGTGCTGACCACCTCAAGCCTTGGGTCAATCACCCTGAGCTGAGGTATGACCCGGGTAACGTGGTCTCAAGCCATCTGCTTTGCAACCAGACAAAGGGTAGTTCTGAGCACTACACCGCCGGGCTAGGTAATCTCTCCGAAGTCTTCTAAGTCGGGGGGTAATCCGGCACGGGCCGGGTAGCGGGCTAAATCCTGTAGACCGACGCCCACCGGCTCAACTCCCGGCAACAGACTGTGTGTGTACGGAGCAGGCACCCCTTCACGCGGATACTCTGCCCGCCCCACCCCCATACTCCCGCCCCCTCGGTGTAGCCGGCTCGGACCCTTCGCCCCAACATCCTGGGGCGCCGGCCCGCCGAGCATTGAACTCGAGGCTGGCGGAGTTGCTGCCCTGGCCAGCAACCCGAGGACGACGGTCCTCTGCCAGGCACGTGCTTCCCCCGCCAGCAGCGTAACTTCGTCAGCTGGCGGGGGCTCATTCAATTAGGAGTAAGCGATGGTCGCCTCCAAAGCAGGCCCGCTTCTCGCGGCATTCAACCAAGCGGTCAAGGATAACAAGCACCTTGAGCCCGTCGACAACGCCACAATCGAAGCCGGCCGGTCAATCGCCAAGGCAATTGACGACATTACGGCCGATCCCGAAGCGTCAGCGACTGACAAAACCAAGGCTTTGTACCTAACACCCCACCTCATCAGCATTCTCCGCGAGCTCCTCGCCACGCCCGCTGCCCGCAAAGCACTCGGCGTGGCGGCCGCCGACCAGAAGAAAGCTGGCCGCTTGAGCCTCATCAAGGACAACGCCAAGGCCACAACCACCAAGTAGGAGACGCCATGGCGCAGGGATTGCTGGGTAATCAGGTCCCGCGGGTCTTCACTCCGCCCCTCCGAGAGCTCAACGAAGAGACCTCGCTCGGCTTCGCGCTCATCGCCTTCGCCCAAATGCTGGGCATCCCGCTCCTCCCGTGGCAGCAGTGGCTAGCCATCCACATGCTCGAGCTCCTGCCCAACGGCCAGTTCCGCTTCCGCACGGTCGTCCTCCTGGTCGGCCGGCAGAACGGCAAGTCCACATTTGCCCAGCTACTGGCCCTCTTCTTCATGTACGTCGTGGAAGTTCCGCTAGTCCTGTCGACCGCGCAGAACCTAGACATCGCCGAAGAGGTCTGGGCTGGCGGGGTTGAGATCGCCAACGGCGACGAAGAGCTGGTAATGCAGGTCGCTCGAGTAGTCCAGCAGCGAGGTTCCAAAGCTCTCGAGCTGGTCAACGGTTCCCGCTGGAAAGTCCAAGCCGCCACACGTCGCGGTGGTCGTGGTTTGTCCGGTGACCTCGTCCTTCTAGATGAGCTCCGCGAGCACCAGACCTGGGACGCATGGGCTGCAATCTCCAAGACCACGATGGCCCGCGACAACGCCATTGTCTTCGCCCTCAGCAACGCGGGTGACATCTCTTCCATCGTTCTGCGCCACCTCAGGATGCAGGCTCACAAAGCGCTCGGTGACCCCGACGGCTTATGGATTGATCCAACCACTGGTGAGCCAGTCCAAGAAGAACTGGTTGACCTGGACGAGGATGAACTACCAACCGATGAGTCTCTGGGCATCTTCGAATGGTCAGCCGCACCGCATCGCTCAGTTCGCGATCGCGCCGGCTGGCAAGAAGCCAACCCATCACTAGGCTACACCATCTTCGAGCGCGCTATCGTCGCGGCCTTGGCCGACCCCGAATGGGTGTTCCGAACTGAGGTACTCTGCCAGTGGTTCGACGGCGCCATCGAAGGCCCGTTCCCCAGCGGCTCATGGCCGGCGTCGACCGACCCAGAATCAAAACTGGCCGACCAGACCCGTGTCGTCTACTGCGTGGACATTGCATGGGATCGCTCCACCACGCGAATCGCCATCGCCGGCTTTCGCCCCGACGGCAAAGTGCATAGTGAAGTAATCGCCTCGCGCCCAGGCACCGAGTGGGTAATCCCGTGGCTTGAATCACCAGACCGCACCCGCACCCCCGACGGCGTAGTCTGGCAAGTCAACGGCGCCCCAGTGTCCAGCCTCACCGACGACTTCAGAAAGTCCAAGCTGCCGCTCATCGAGTGGGCAGGCTCAGACCTGAGTCGAGCCACCGGCCAGTTCTATGACCTCGTCTCTCACCTAGACGATCAAGAACAACGAGACCCCGGCATTTTCCACCGCCCCCAGCCGGCACTGGACATCGCCGCGAATACCGCCCTTCCCAAGACCTCCGGCGACGGCTGGCTCTGGGACCGCTCAAAATCACCGGCTGATATCAGCCCGCTGGTCGCAATGACCGGCGCCGTCTGGGCCCTCCTGAACAAGGAAGTGGTCAACAAGACGTCAGCCTACGAAGGCAATGACGCAGACGTAACTATGCTTTAGGAGACCACATGGGCCAGCTAGCTGACGCAGTCAAAGCGGCAGCCTCAGTAATCTGGGGCACCGGCCCGGTCTCCATCGGAGATTCCGCGGGCCCGGTTGCCGGCGGAGATGTCTTCACCGGCTTTGACGCCGGCGTTGCTCGAAGCATCGTGGACAGCATGGCGGCTGGAGACCTCTACACCACTCAGCCGCATCTGCGCACCGTCGTATCCTTCGTCGCCCGCAATGGCGCTCAGCTCGGACGGCATGTCTACTCTGATGGCGAAGATGGCAGGGTCCGAGTAAAGGACTCTATCGCCGCGTCGGTGCTCACGCACCCCAACGACTATATGTCCGGCTACGACCTGTTCAATATGCTCTTCAGCGAGCTGGCCCTCTACGATATGGCCATCTGGGTTCCGGTCTACCGCGACAGTCGCTGGCAGATCGATCCCATTCCAGGTGAGTGGGTGACCGGCATCCGTAAGGCCTCGGCCTTCCAGACCGACGGCTACCAAGTCAAGTACCCGACCAAAAACACCGTCGAGTTCCTGCCCGCCAAAGACGTCATCGTGTTCCGCGGCTACAGCCCCGGCGGATTCCAGCGCGGAAGCTCTGCCGTCACGTCTCTCCGCGGGACGCTCGGCGAGCAAGTTGCGGCCATGGACTTCCGCTCCCAGATGTGGAAGCGAGGCGGCCGAGTCGGCATGTTCATGACTCGCCCGGCCGACGCACCCACGTGGTCGCCAGAAGCTAAGGCCAAGTTCATTCAGAACTGGCGCAACAACTGGTCAGGCGGTGGCTCAAGCGCCGGCTCCACCCCGCTTCTCGAAGACGGCATGAAGCTAGAGCGCATCGGCTTCAACGCCAAAGAGGAGCAGTGGCTGGAAGCCGCGACTCTGTCGCTGTCCACCGTTGCAGGCGCATACCACGTACCGCCGGCTATGGTCGGCGTGTCAGGCTACAACTCCTTTGCGTCAGTCAAAGAGTTCCGCAAGATGCTCTACACCGAAACCCTCGGCCCGAGCATTGCTCAAGTCGAAGACACCATCAACAACTTCCTCTTCCCGTTCATCGGTGAATCAAGCGCCCATTACTTCGAGCTGAACATTGGCGAGAAGCTGCAAGGTGACTTCGACGAGCAGGCCTCCGTACTGCAGGCTGCAGTCGGCGGACCGTACATGACCGTCAACGAAGCGCGCGCCAAGAACAACCTGCCCAAGGTTGATGGCGGCGACGACCTTCTTGCGCCCCTCAACATGGGTGCGGCCGGCAACAACGGACCTCTGGCCGATGAGCCGATCGACACAACCGAGACCCCTGACACCGAAGCACCGGCCCCAGTGACCGACGCTTCAGGCATGACCACTGACGACATAGTTGCCCGCGTCAACGCGGCAGCCGTCCTCATCCGGTCTGGCTTCGACCCTGAAGCCGCGCTTGCCGCTGTCAACCTCAGCCCGATCACCCACCTCGGCCTGCTGCCTGTCACAGTGCAGAAGCCGCTGAACCCCGATGGAGACGTCGACGAGGAGCTGGTTGCAGATGTTGCAACTACTCCACCAAAGTCGGCCCACCAAGCCCACACCGACGGTGAGCTAGCAATCAAGGCCAAGCGCCGGCCAGCAGCCCCCAGTGCCAGCAGCCTCAACGCGCTGGCCAAGGACATGGCCCAGCTGATGAAGCGCCAACAGGCCGACATCGCTGACAAGATCAAGCCCGGCCAGAAAGCAGACCCATCATGGTGGAACCAGAAGAAGTGGAACCGGGAGCTGAGCGGGATTCTTCAGCCGCACATGGCGAACATCAGTGCTGGTGTGGCAAGGACGACTGCTGGTGCTAAGGGGCTAGACCCCAAAGACTACAGCGTCGGTCGCACCACGAACTTCCTGAAGGCCGTGGCTGACAGCCGTGCAGACCTCATCAACACCACCACACGTGAAGCACTGGTCAAGGCCGCGGCTGACTCGGACGCCGAGTCTCTGCCAGACGCCATCAACCACGTCTTCACCGTCGCGACCGAATCGCGGACCAAGGATGCAGCCCACACAATGGGCACCATGCTCGCGGCCTGGGCCGTAACTGAAGTGGCCCGCCAGCTGGTGCCGGATAAAGAGCCCACCAAAACCTGGGTCTCATCTGGTCTGCCTGACTCACGCCACGGAGACATGGACGGCGAGACTGTCGGCCTAGACGAGAAGTTCTCCAACGGCGCCGATTGGCCAGGTGACCCGGTACTGGGCGCCGAAGGCGTATCCAACTGCGGTTGTGGCGTCGACATCAACTACGACAAATAGGAGTACCCGCATGAGCGGACAGAACGACACCACATCCGCCGGCGGTTACCAAGTTCCCGTCGACCCCATGGAAGACCTACAGTGCGAAGGATGTCAGTAACGTGGACCTCAAATCCCTGAACCTGAGTAACCTCAAGGCAGGCACCGAAGACGGCCTGGCCGACGGGCAGTTCCTCGCATATGCTTCCACATGGACCCGCGAGCCGGATTCGTACGGAGACATCGTAGCCAAGGGCGCGTTCGGCGAGACGCTGACAGAATGGAAAGACTCGGGCAACGAGCTCCCCATCCTGTTCGGCCACCGCATGGACGACCCCGACTACTGGCTCGGTGGTGCCGTCGATATGAAGGAAGACGACCACGGACTCCTAGTCCTCGGCCAGTTCGACCTCGACAACCCCAAGGCCAAGCAGGTCTATCGCATGGTCAAAGGCCGGCGTATCTCGCAGATGAGCTTCGCCTACGACGTCCTCGAAGACGGCGTAGTTGACCTAGGCAACGACAAGACTGCGCGCGAGCTCCGTAAGCTGAAGCTCTACGAAGTCTCCATCGTGCCCATCGGCGCCAACCAAGACACCGAGATTCTGGCCGTCAAGGCGCAGATTGACAGCATCAAAGCTGGCAAAGCAATCTCGACCAAGAACCTCGACCAGCTCATTGCTGCTCGTGACTCCCTCGACGCGGTCATCTCCGCGGCCGAGGATACCGACTCTGAAGCCGGGACCAGCTCGGACGACTCGCAGATCGCTGAGGGCCAGGAGGCCAAAGCTGCTGCCGCTCGTCGCAAGTCCGTACTCGCACAGGTCGCCTATACGCTCAGCACACTGCCGAGCATCAACTAGACAGAAAGGCCCAGTAACATGGACCCCAAGAAAGAACTGGCCGAACTTCAGGCCAAGCTGTCGGCGATCGTCGCTGGCGTCAAGGCCTCTGGCCGCGACCTCACGGACGCCGAGACCACCGACCTCGAGACCGGGACTGCCCGCATCCTCGAGCTCAAGTCCAACATCGAGCGCGGCGAGAAGAACGCGCTCCTGATGAAGTCCGTTGCGGACCTCGCAGGAACCGTCGACGCCGTCGAGCCCGGCACCCAGGACCAGCCGGCTGCAAAGTCCGCCACCCTCGGCGAGCACTTCGTCAAGAGCGGAGCGGCCGCTGAGTTCGCCAAGGGCTCGGGCCAGCGCACCGTTTCGGCGCCCGAGTTCAAGGCCGCGGCTGACGTCAACGTCGCCGGCACCAACGGCAAGATCCAGTATGGCGGCGTAGTTGACACCCCGCTTCGCCGGCTGACCATCGCCGACCTGCTCGGTAAGGGCTCGATGTCCATGACCAGCCTCACCTACTGGGTGCAGGGCGCGGTCGAGGGTGCACCAGCAACTGTCGCGGAGAACGGCCTCAAGCCGTCCATCCACTTCAACTTCGCCCCGGTCACTGAGGCCCTGTCCAAGATCGCGGTCATCACCAAGATCAGCGACGAGGCAGTGCAGGACACCGACTACCTGGTGTCTGTCATCAACTCGCAGCTCGTCGGCCGCCTGCAGATTGTCGAAGAGGACCAGCTCCTCAACGGCGACGGCACGGCTCCGAACGTGCGGGGCCTGCTCAACCGCTCGGGCATTCAGACCTACGCGACCACGGCAACCTACTCCGCAGCTAAGGGCTTCGACGGCATCTTCCACGCCATGACCCTGGTCTCGACCGGTTCGGCGCAGGAGACGGCTGATGGCATCGTCATCAACCCCGCCGACTACGAGACCCTGCGTCTCGCCAAGGACGGAGAGCAGCGGTACTACGCCGGTGGCCCGTTCGACGGCGGCAACCCCGGTCTCTGGGGCGTGCGCACCATCGTGACCCCGGCCATCGCGGCCGGCACGGTTCTGGTCGGCGCCTTCGGCACCGCAGCTCAGCTGTTCCGCAAGGGCGGCATCACGGTCGACTCGACCAACTCCAACGAAGACGACTTCAAGTACAACCGAGTCGCGCTCCGCGCGGAGGAGCGCATCCTTCTGGCCGTCTACCGCCCAACGGCGTTCGTCAAGGTCACGCTCACCGCGTAATCTCCCGCAGTACCTGGGGGCAGAGCAGGCAGTCGACACTACAGACTGACACTCTGCCCCTGGGCTCCCAACTTTAGGAGGCTAACATGCCGCTGAAAGAATATGAAGTAGACGGCCGGACGTATCTCTTCGAAGATGCCGACGTGCCAGAAGGCGCCACCGCCGTCGAGGCGCCGGCCAAGCCGGCTAAGGCTGCTACCGCCCCCAAGAACAAAGCGGCTACGGCCGAAGACACCAAGTAAGAAGGATGGGGCCCATGGCTTTCGCAACTCCTGCCGACCTGTCGGCCTACACCATGGGCCTCATCTCTCCTACCGATGACCGGTCACAGGTCATCCTTGATGGCGCAACCAAAGCCATCCAGAACTACGCCGGCTGGAACATCGCACCGGCCGAAGACCTGACTGTCTATCTGGACGGCGGGACTGAAGAGCTCTTCCTCCCCACGCTCAAGCTCAACTCCGTGGCGTCAATCACGGTAGACGGCTCAGCCGTCACAGACTTCGAATGGTCTCGTCGCACAGGCAACGTCCGACTCAAAGACCACTGCTCATTCCCGGAAGTGTACGGCAGCATTGTAGTTGCCTTCAATTCCGGCTACGCCGAAGTGCCGGCTGACCTGAAGCAAATCGTTCTGCAAGTGAGCTCGATCGCACTCAGCTCGCCAACAGGCGCTACCCGCGAGCAGGCCGGCCAGGTCAGCATGCAGTGGGCCACCACCGCCCCGGGCGTTTCAGGCGGGCTCACCCTCCTGGACCGAGACTTCGTGACACTCAGCCACTACCTCCTCCCCAAGGAGTCCTAATGCTGCCGTCGTTCATGGCTAAGCCGTTCTACCGGAAACGCTACCCAGCAACCAGCGACCACGGAACCACCCGCCCCGACTACACGGCAACCCCAACCTCGGTGCTATTCCGCGGCAGCATACAGCCAGGCACCGGAACCACCGACACGATCAATCGCAACGGCGCAGAAATCGTCAAAACTATCTTTGCCCAGCCGGGTTCAGATGTCAAGCACGATGACCTCATCACCCTGGCCGACGGAGATTACTTCGTCAACGGTGAACCCGAGCGGTGGGACGTCGGCATCCTTGACCACATGGTCATCCACCTCTCACGCTGGAGCGGCTAATGGCCTTGACCGGAACCCACATCACCAAGCTCCGCATCAACAGTGCGGGTGTAGTCGCAATCCTCAAAGACCCCAAAGTCGCGGCTGACTTAACCAACCGGGCTGAACGTATTGAAGCGGCCTTACCCACCGACAACGGTGAAGAGTGGAAAGTCAACAGCTTCATGGGTCACGACCGCGCACAAGCCACTGTGCGGACCGGCAACGTCCAAGCACGACTAGCATCGGCTGAAGACAACGCGCTCATCCGTGCGCTAGACGCGGGAAGGTAAGCATGGCAGACCAGCTACTGACCAGCGCCGACGTCGAGCAAGCCATCATAGATGAGCTGACTCCACTCTACGTAATCGGCACCAGCATCCCAAACTCCAAGCCGGCCGTCTTCCTTCGGGTAGTCGCAGTCGGCGGAGTCCCGCAAAATCTAGTGACCGACAAGCCGACCGTATCGCTCGAAGCCTTCGCACTCAAAGAGTCCGTCGCGCGAGCTACGCTCGACAGCGCCTTGGCGCGCCTTGAACTTGCTGCCCGCAAAGGCCGCATAGGAAACGAAACCTGCTACGAGCTAGAGGTCTTTGCGCTTCCACAGAACTACCCTCTGCCGTCAGTGCCCACGCACACACGGTACATCTCAACGATTGCTCCGGCCATCCGCCGGCGTGTCACTTCCATCTAAGGAGCATCATGGCAGTCAACGCCAATAACGTCTTCATCGGCGCGCCGGATCAGTCAACGACCGGCGCCATTCTCTCGGGCCCCGAGGTCACCACCATCCCAGACTCGATCGATGACGTCGTCCTCTCGGGCCTGACCGACTCCGGGTATGTCAACGAAGACGGCGTGACCATCACGCCAGAAGACACCACCGAGTCAATCAAGGATTGGTCGGGCGCAGAAATCCGACGCATCCTCACCGAGTTCACAGGCACCATCGCGTGGACACATCTCGAGCTCTCGGCTGGAGCTGCTCGCAACTACTTCGGAGACGACAACGTCGAGCTCTCGCCGGCGACCGAAGATCACGGAAACCAGATCAAGGCAAGCCTAGGCAAGAACGAGCTGGATGTCAAGAGCTGGGTGTTCAAGATCAAGGACGGCGACAAGCGCGTCCTGGTGCTCGTGCCCCGCGGACAGATCAGCTCGCGCGGTGAAATCCCCCTGACTGCAACGGGCGCAATCACTCTGCCCGTCGAGCTGGCCACCTACCCGGACGCACTCGGCCAGAACATCTACATCTTCACCGACGACGGCGTCTTCTCCGCCGGCGCGTAAGCCCATGGTGAAAAAGGGTTTGTAGTAGCCGGAGACCAAACCAGAAACCCCGAAAGACACAGGCCCCGTGCAACCCACGGAGGTGCAAGCTGTTAGGGTCTCCAAGGCAATAACCTAGGGTGGCAATCGGGAGCCTGCCACCCTAGGTAACCTTCAGCATTCGTAAGATGCTGAAGATTCGGCTCCCATATCTTCAGTTTAGAAAGGCTCCTCCCATGACTTACAAGGTCCCCGAATCCAAGCGATCCATCGCTCAGAACCGTTTCGAGTTCGAACTCCCCGACGGCACTGAGGTCTCCATGCCCAAGGCCAAGTACCTGACCGTCGGCCAGATCGAAAAGCTCAACGGTCTGGGCGGCGAAGTCTCGTTGATTGACGTGCTCGAGCTCTTCGACGAAAAGGGCCCCGCCGAGGCCGTGCGCACCCTGGACTCTGAGCAGCTGGCCGACCTCATGGAGGCGTGGCAGGTAGACAGCGGCATCAAGGTGGGGGAATCCTCGGCCTCCGAGCCCAACTCCTAGCCGACCCGCAGACTAGGCTTGCACTTCAGTACGACCTCCTAGTCCGCGGCTATACGCTAGATGACCTAGGCACGGAGGCCTTCTCCTGGTATGACCTACTGGCGATCGCCAAGTTCATCCAGACAGATCACACCTCGGCACTCTCAATTCACATCCATGGCCAGACCTGGTCGATGGAGTCGCAGCTCCTCGCAATCGTCGCTGACGCTACAGCCGTCGGCAACTGGCAGCGAGCAGGCCGCCGCTCTGCACCAAAGCCTAAGCGCATTCCGCGCCCCTGGGAAAAGCCGAAGACCACAGCTCTCGGCCGCGGTGCAATCCCCATCAACAAGTTCAACGACTGGTGGGATTCTGCGCGCACTAAGCGCGCTAGCCGCAAGGCTGCAAAGAAGCCCCCTACCTCCTAAGCGAAGTAGGGGGCTTCCCCTTTCTGCCCCAAACTTTAGGAGCCCTCATGCCCACAGGAGTTGAACTCGCCACCGCATGGGTGCGCCTCACTCCCACCATGGAGGGCGTCCAAGGCGAAGTCGCCAAGTCCTTCAGTGGCGTCGACGCAGCGGCTGAAACCTCCGGCAAGTCAGCCGGCTCCAAGTGGTCGACGGGTGCCAAGGCCGCCGTCCTCATCGGCGGAGCGGCGATCGTCACCGGCCTGGTCAAGGTCTTCAACACTGGATTCGAAGAGTTCACCTTCGGTGAGAAGCTCAATGCCCAGACCGACGCGCTGGTCAAGAACACCAAGTTTGCGCTAAGCACCGAGGCTATCGGCGACTACACACTCGCCCTGTCCAAAGTCTCGGGCGTTGAAGAGGAAGCTCTGCAGGCCGCAGGTAACAGCATCATCAAGTTCGGCGGCGTCTCAGCCGAGAACTACAAGCGGGCCGTTGCGTCAGTCAACGACCTCGCCGCCTCAGGCAAGGATGCGGCCGCATCAGGTGAGCTCCTAGGTAAAGCCCTAGCCGACCCAGCCACTGCAGCCGCCAAGCTCAAGCGCGCTGGCGTGTCTCTGACCGAACAGCAGCAAGCGCAGATCAAGACGTTCACAGAAGCGGGCGACAAAGCCGGCGCCCAAGGCGTCATCCTCGACGCGCTCGAAGGAACCTACGGCGGGCTGGCAGAGAAAGTCGGGGGCACCACAGAGGGCAGCATCAACAAGCTCAACAACTCCTTCGACAACATGGCAGGCGACCTGGTCGCCACGCTGATGCCCGCCATTTCCGGCCTGGTCAGTGGCCTAGACGGATTCATCGGCTTCCTCAGTGATAACCAGCCGCTGATGTACATCTTCATCGGCATCATCGGCCTGCTGACCATCGCCTTCATTGCCATCACCGTGGCAACCTGGGCCATGAACACCGCCCTGCTAGCCAACCCGATCACGTGGATTGTCTTGGCCATCGTAGCGGCCGTGGCCATCCTAATAGCCATCATCGTCTTGCTAGTCACTAACTGGGATACAATTGTCAAGTTCCTCTCTGAGGTCTGGGGCAATATCGTAGACTGGCTAATCAGCACACTAGAAGCCATCGGCTCATTCTGGAATGACATCTGGACCAACGTCTCTAGCTTCTTTGTGACGGTCTGGACGGCCATTGTGTCCTTCTTCACGGACATCTGGAATGGCCTAGTAGACTGGTTCATGGGTCTGCTCATCGCATACGGCCAGTTCATCATCAACACCATCAACGGCATCGCCGCCGTGTGGAACACAGTGTGGACGGCTGTGGTTGACTTCTTCCGCGGACTGTGGGATGCAGTCGTGAGCTGGTTCACCACCCTGCTAACGGGCTGGGGCATCATCATCTCGACAGCCCTCAACGTCATCTCGACAGGGTGGAAGACCGTATGGAACGGCATCGTGTCGTTCTTCACCGGTCTCTGGGGCGGACTGACCGGCTTCGTAGGCGGAGTGCTTGACGGCATCAGCAACGCGATCAGCAACGCGCTAAGCTTCATCGGCCGGACCTGGAACGATATGTGGTCGGGCATGGTGAACTTCCTGTCGGGCGTGTTTTCCAACGTGGTAGGCGTCGTAAAGAAGCCCATCAACGGGATCATCAGCCTCATCAACGGCGCGATCGGTGCGATCAACGGAATCAAAGTCAGTATCCCTGACTGGGTGCCCGGGCTCGGCGGTCAGACGCTTGGCTTCAACATCCCCAAGATTCCCATGCTGGCAACTGGTGGAACCATCACCACTGCCGGCTACTCAATCGTTGGCGAGAACGGGCCAGAGCTTCTCAAGCTCCCCAAGGGCGCTCAGGTAAATCCGGACTATGATGATATTCCAGATAGCAAAGGCACGACCTTCAACAACTACGCCCCCCTCGGACAGTCGCCTGCCCAGGCACTGACCGAGTTCTCCAACCGCGCGAAGGGGCTCTAATGATCGATTCTAAAGTCCGCCTCACCGGCAACGGCTACACGGTCACCCTCAAAGACTCGGCTGACGGCCTACACCGCCAGCCGGGCGGGGGCGGCTGGGGCATGGCCCCAGTAGTAAACTCCTGGTTCGAAGGCGCGGGAGACGGCGAGCAGCTGAGAGGCGTACGCCGAACCCGCCGTGAGTTGCAGATACCCATCTCAGCATTCGGTGCGGACAGAGCAGAAGTTGAAGACAACATTCGCTCACTAGTCCGAGTAATCCGCGGGCCCTTCCAAGTTCACGTAGACTACTCCAATGGCGAGTCCTTCTGGATTGAAGCCACATACGACAGCGGCCTAGAGGGCGTATACACAGTCGCGCCAGAGCACTGGAACGAAGCCACAATCATCCTCAAGTGCCCTGACCCGTACTGGACCAGCGACGCAAGCCAGGCCTTTGTCATTGCGCCAACACCTGCGGACGCGCCATTCATCCCGCTTCTGGCGGGCCTCCACGTAGCATCGGCAGCCGCCTTCGGCACCGTGGGTGTGAGCAACGTCGGAGACGTTGAGTCTCGCCCGACCTGGATTATCCACGGACCGGGCGCAGCTTTGCATATCGCGGTTAACGGAGTGGGCCTGGTTCTAAACAAGACCTTCCTATCTACGGACATCGTGACTATCAAATACGAAGGCGGCGGCTGGACCATCAAAGACCAAGCCGGCGTGAACCAATATCCCTACCTGGACCCGGCGCCAGTGTTCCCCGTGCTACCACCAGGTGGCTCCATCGTGACCGCCTCGATGACAAGCACGGGCACCGAAACCTACATCCAGTGTGTCTATCCAGAACGACGAGAGGTCGTGTACTAAAATGAGTATGGCTCCCGACTATCTCGTTGAAGTCCGTGACAGTTCCTTCACGCGACTGGGCCAGATCGCCCCAGAGTTTCTTGACCTCAAGCTGTCTGAAGTATTCCGAGGCGTAGGCGCCTGGGAGATGAAGCTGCCCGCAGAACACCCCCTCCTAGACGCCCTGAAGTCCAAAGGCTCGGGCATCGTAGTAACCCAGCGATCAAGCGGCTATGTCTTCAGCGGGCGCATGCAGTCCTGTGTGCTAAGCCAAGACGCCACCGACCCGGTCGGCACCTGGAAAATCTCGGGTGTAGACGACAACGTAATAGCCGCGGCCACGCTGGTCTACCCAGACCCCGCCCACGACGCAAGCGCCCAAACGACTGGCTACTGGGTAACCACCGGTCCGGGCGAAACCGTCATGCGTCAAGCGGTCCAGCTCAACGCCGGCTCGGCGGCAATAGCTTCACGCAAGTACGCATGGCTGAGTGTCCCGGCAACCTCAGGCACCGGCACGGCAGTCTCCACCTCCTCGCGCTTCGACGTCTTGGGCGACCTGCTCACGTCAATCGGCATCCAGTCTGGACTCGGCTGGCGCTTCGCGGCGTCGGCAACCGGCGTCACCTTCTTGACCTACCAGCCGTCGGACAAGACAGCTCTAGTCCAGCTAGACATTAGAAACGGCGGGCTCACCTCTACTGAACTAGGCTTCTCAGCCCCCACGGCTACAGAAGTTCTGGTCCTCGGTCAAGGCGAAGGCGCCGGCCGAACAGTGCGTAAAGTCTCTACCGTCTCGTCGCTTGCAGAAGCCACAGCATGGGGCCTACGTTGGGAGCAAAGCAAAGATCAGCGAAACACTGACGACCCTACAGAGCTTCAGAAAGCTGGAGAGGAAATCCTCTCCGAGACTGGCACGACTATCCACTCTCTCAAGCTGTCGCCGTCAGACGCACCGAACCAGCGTCTTGGCGTAGACTGGGGACTGGGTGACAAGATCACAGTCGTCATCGATGGCCAACCGACTCAGGCCATTGTCACAGAGATAGCCACCAGCATAACCTCCGCGGGGCTGATCCGCCAGGCCACAGTAGGCGACCCCATCGGGTTCGACTGGGAAGCTAAAGTCGGCTCAGCCATTCGCCAGCAAGACACGCGCATTGGCAACCTCGAAACTCTCGTAGACGCCGGCGTATCGTGGGGCGGAATCGATGGCAAGCCTGCCGCCCTTTCCCAGCCGGGCGTCTTCGCGGATATTGCCGACATCAAAATGACGGCCCGCCTAACTGCGCCTGCAGGTTGGCTTCTGTGTGACGGCTCGTCAGTATCCAGAACAACATACTCAGCCCTCTTCTCCACGCTTGTACAGTCCATCGGTGTAGCTACAGTCACGGTGGCCTCCCCCGGCGTATTCACCAAAACGGCGCACGGGCTGGCGGTCGGCGACAAAGTCTCACTGACTACCACAGGCGCGCTACCAACCGGCCTGACGCAATTCACGTCGTACTTCGTAATAGCAGCAGGGCTGACGGCCAACACCTTCCAACTGTCAGCCACTCAGACTGGCGCCGGGATCGTAACTACCGGCACCCAAAGCGGCGTGCACACCGTCTGGCTAGCGCCATATGGACTAGTCGACGCGACCACCTTCCGCACCCCAGACATGCGAGGAAAAACCCCAGTCGGCGTTGATGCCTCGCAGACAGAGTTCATCAAGCGCGGAATCGCTGGGGGCGCCAAGACGCACCAGCTAGACATCTCGCAGATGCCTAGCCACCGCCATACAGGTAACTCTGCAGACGGAGGAAACTTCGGCTACGCAGAAGCTGGTGGCCCGACCCTGTTCACCATGGGCTATGGCCCTACCCGTCTGAACACGGGCATAGCCACATCACTAGTTGGTGGAGACCAGCCTCACAACAACCTCCAGCCGTATAGCGCGGTCAACTTCATCATCTACGCCGGCGTCTAGCCCAAGGCCCTAAGAGAGGACCGCAAGAATGGCACTCATCGCATACCCCTTCGACGCCCAGAATATCACTGAGGCAGATTACGGCGCGCTCATCGGCGCGGGCCTCGCGTCAGGCGTGGTCGGCCACCCCGGCACCAACCACTTCAAAGTCGTGGCGTCAACCGGAATGGTCCTGACCGTAACCTCTGTCGGAGGCGCCTCGCTGGCGCTGGTCCGCGGGCACGCATGTGTCATGACAGCCAACTCCAGTGTGACTGTTGCCACTGCAGACGTCGGCGCGCGTGCGGATCTAGTAGTCCTGCGCATGGACTACGCGGCCAACTCAATTGCCCCAGCCATCAAGAAGGGCACATCCGGCAGCCCCACCCCACCCAGCCCGACGTGGGGTGTCTCAGGAATCTACGAAATCCCCTTGGCCGTAGTGGCCGTTGCGGCTAGTGCAGTCAGCATCAACAACGGAAACATCACTGACGCGCGATCGTTTGCCGGTTCAACAGTAGGCGCCTGGACAACCGATCAGCGCCCCACCGGAAAGCCAGCCATCGGGTACAACCTGACAGCTGCGGCCTGGGAAGCATCTCTCGACGGTGTCACATGGGTAACCATCTCGCTGGCAACCCACACACTAGACAGCCACCCAGGCAGTCCACTGTCCATCGGCAAAGGCGGAACAGGCGCCAGCACTTCGCTAGACGCCCAGAAGAATCTGGAAATCTACGCGCAATCATCGGCGCCAGCGCACGCTCTCGGGCGTATCTGGATAAAGCTACCGTAAGGACCTTCAAATGGCATCTTCAGGTGCAACCTCCGGAAACTTCTCTGGCAGAACTAACTTTGACCTGGCCATGTACGTCTACCTGGCGGGCACTTCAGGCAACTCCTCCTACTGGTACTGGGAACTTCACGCCAGACAGCTCAGCGGCTCAGACTCCTACAACCTGAATGAAAACGGATGGAGTGCATACGTAAACGGCCAGGGCTTCGGCGGCACCCACACGCTAGACTTCCGCGGGGCAACTAACGACATCCTCCTTGGTTCTGGCTACACCGGCTGGATTGCGCACGACTCGTCAGGCAACCTGCTCGTGTCGTTCTCAGCGTCCATGAGTGCCGCGACATTCGGCAGCGCCTCACTGTCGGGCGGCTTCTGGGCTGACCGAATCACGCAGGTTCCGTCAGCCCCGCCGGCCCCAGTGCTCGTCAGCAAAACGGCAACCACCTTCAGCGCCCAGATTTACTACTCGGCAGACAACGGCGGCAGCGGCATCGTAGGCCTTGTAGCTCAGCTTGCCACAGACCCAGGGTTCACCAACATCATCGTGTCGCGGGCAACCAGCGCAGGCACTGAAGCAATGACCGGCCTAACGCCGGCCACGGCGTACTACTTTAGGTATGTCAACTACAACTACGTAGGCTACAGCCCAGTAAGCCCGACCCTGGTAGTGAATATGGGGGTAGCGGTTCCAACCGCCCCGCTGACTCCGTCAGCAACCAACCTCGCCCCAACGGGTCTCACCCTCAACTGGACCGCCCCAAGCAACACAGGTGGAGCGGCAGTCACAGGCTACCGAGTTACTCGCGCACTAAACTCCGCCTTCACCGTAGGCGTTGTGCAGTTCACTCAGGGCGCGTCGCTAAGCATGGCGTTCACCGACCTGCTGCCCAGCACCACGTACTACTTCAAAATTGCGGCCACCAACAGCGCCGGCTACGGCCCGGACTCGGCGGTGCTGACGGTTACCACCGTCTCCGGTGTCTCGTATTCCACGGGCACAAGCTGGCAGGCGGCAGGCATCTTCGTATCCAACGGCACCGACTGGCTGCCGGCAGAAATCCTAGTATCAGACGGCACTAACTGGGTTGCAGCTATCTAAGGAGCCACATGGCTAACCTCGTACAAATCCCGTGGCAGCCGACTCTCTGGCTTACGCCACAGACCCTGGCCCGCCTGGTCACCGCCTCGCGCATCCTTGGCCGCAACATCTACCTCAACGGCAGCGACGCCGCCTGGCGATCCTACGCCAGCCAGAAATACCAATGGGACCTGAACGGCCACAACCCGGCCAAGGCAAATAACCCGGATGTCGGCGACCGCGTGCACATGCGGGGCGCGGGCCTCGACGTCCCAACAGACGCCAAAACTCAGGCGGCTATGAAAGCTGCCGGCTTCGTTCGTGACAAAAACGAAACCTGGCACTGGAGCGACCCCAACTGGCGCAACATGCCAATCATCGAAACCAATACGGGAACAGCCGGCGGCGGCAGTTCCGCAATAGGAGGATTCCTCATGGCGCTCTCAGACGCTCAGCAAGACCAAATGTATAAGGCGCTGGTCCAGCCAACTGCCGACGGCAATGCCTACTACAAGACCGACGCAATCATGAACATTCTCCGCCTCGAGGTGGAGACTGCCATCGCGGCAATTGCTGCCGGCGGCATCGCGTTCCCAGGTGCGTCATACAACGCATTCGTGGCAATCGTCAACACCGTCCGCGGAGCCGCGGGCCAAGAGCCCGTAGACGTCGATGAGAAAGAGCTCGCCGCCCAACTGGCGCCGGCACTCGCGCCACTACTGGCTGAGAACGTGGGCACGCTCACCGACGCCACAGTAGATGAGCTGGTACAAAAGCTGCTGGACGAGCAGGCAAAGCGCCTGGCCAAATAGCATGAGCCAATCAGACGAGCGCGCATTCCAGACAATGCCGCGACCACCGCGAACCAAAGCACAGAACCGGCCCACGCGCTTCCAGCTCTGGGCCTGGAGTCAGGTGCTACAATTCCAAGTAGGATTGACCGCAACCTACGTGGCGGCAATCTACTTCGGGGTGTCGGCGCTAATCGCAACAGCGCCAGCATTCATCGAGACGGCCCCAGAGGGCTACGCGTTCCTCTGGGCTATTGCCCTCATCATCGGGGCAGTCACCGGCAGCGTCGGCTCCATCAGCCGCCGCAAGCTCTTCGAGCGGCTCGAGCTCATAGGCAGTTCTCTCGTGTCATTGACGATCGGCAGTTACGCTTCGGTCCTCCTCTTCATCGCATATGGTCTCGGTGACACAACTCGCATCTCTGGAGGCGCGGGCTTCGTTGCCCTCTCAATCCCGTTCATCGTCCGCACTCTATGGCTGGCGTCGCAAGCACTTCGAAAGTAGGCCGTCCATGCTGGTTCCAACAGACTGGATTGCCCCAACAATCACGGGCATCTTCGGCCTAGTGCTTGCTATAGTTACAGGAGTCCTCGCTAGCCGAGGTCGCCGGCTGGGTAACCGCGAAAGCCGGATGCCCGACGTCACGGACCTCTGGGTCCAGCAAGAGCAGGACCGGCGGATGCGCCAGCTAGTAGAAGACCTCTGGTGGAATGTCCGCCGGGCCTTCCAATCCTACTACCGGCGAGTAAACTCCGCGGCCTTAGCCCTCCACCTGCCGGCCGACAAAATGGCGGCATTCGAGCTGACCAAGCGTGAGCTCTCGGCAATCGAGTCAGAGCTACCCACAGAACCAACCGATCGGCCCATCCCGACCGGACCACCTCCAACCCACTAGGAGAACACATGGCAGAGCACGTAGCCACCAAGCCTACCAAAGCAATCGTAGCAGCAGTCGTCGCTGGCGTCACCGCCGTCGCAACGGGCCTCGAGACCCTCATCCCGGACCCGACCGTGCAGCTTGTCTGCCAAATCGTGACGCTCGTCGCAGGCGCCGTCACCTCCAGCGTCGCGGTCTACCAGACCACCAACGCCCCGGTAGACGACTAGTCCCAGGGCAGCTTCAGGGTAGTTAGGGTAGTTAGGGCGCGTCGTTCCCTATTACTCTCTAGGAAATAGTATTGACTAGGGGGTTATAGGGAAACACCCGCCCTAACCGCCCTAACCGCCCTAACGTGCCCTAGCCCCCGCATCTCGGAATCCCCGGGTTGCGGGGGCCTTCTTACGTTAGAATAAGTCTATGACTAATTACACCTGGCGCAGCCTCCTCCGCATCATCGCCGAGGAGTGGCGCAACATGCGTGAACGCTGGGGCAACCAAGGCCGCTACCACGAAGACTAGGAGTCTCATGACTAACAACAATCCACACGGCTACAAAGTAGGGGATGAACTCAGGGCCACAGGCATAGAGTACCCCGACAACGTCCGTGATCGTGTCTTTACAGTAAAGCGCTTCTCACACAACGGATACCCGGTATTCGGCGAACTAAGCTGGATTGCCGACGAAGATGCTGACGGCGGCCTCTGGTCCACCGAGCCGGCCAGCCAGTCAACTCCCGACATGGTCAACCACCCGCCCCACTACACGGGCGACCCGAGTGGCGTCGAGTGCATCACCATCACCCGCCATCGGAACTTCAACATCGGCTCCGCGTTCAAGTACCTCTGGCGCAATGGTCTCAAAGATGACCCCGCCCAGTCTGCCCGCGCCAAGCAGATAGAAGACCTACGCAAAGCCATCTGGTACATCGAAGACGAGATAAAGCGCCTGGAGTCACTCGATGACTGACACCCCCTGCGATGACCCGTACTGCGGAAACTGCGGAGCATACAAGCGCCCGCCAGCATGAGCCGCATCGACGCGCTCTCGCATGAGCCCGACCCATCGCCTGAAGACGACTACGACGGCTATGACCGCAACGACCCCAAGCACCCCACCTACCGCGACCGCCTGCTCCGGGCCGCTGAAATGAAAGGCCCTCAGTGAACACTCCTGCCAAGCAGAAGTCAATCCGCTTCATCACCCGAGAAGACCATAAGCTCTACATCCACCCGCAGACCGGCGACTTCATTCCCGGCGTCACGTCCACCATCGACAACCTGCCCAAGCCGTTCCTCAAGGCCTGGGGCCAGAAGCTGGTAGCTCAGGAAGCGATCGCCAAATATGAGCAGGTCGGCCGTCTCGCAGACGTCGACCCCGAAGCGGCAGTTAACTGGCTCAAAGCTGCCCCCAACCGATTCACGGCGCACGCCGCTAAAATCGGACACATCGCCCACGGCTACTTCGAAGACATGGCCCTAGGCAACAGCGTAGGCAAAGTAGACGCCGAGCTCCAGCCGTTCGTGGACCACTTCGATGACTACCTACAGACCATGCAGCCAGAGTTCCTCCTCCTCGAGGAAGGCATCTGGTCGGAAAAGCACGACTACGCCGGCACCTTCGACGCCATCGCCCGCTACAGCAACCCGGACATCTATCTCAAAATGTTCACGCCAGACGGCGTGGAAGAGCGACCACTCGTCGGCGTTGCCTGGCAGGACAACAAGACAACCCGATCGGGCGTCCACCCCGAAGTCGGCCTGCAGCTCGCGGCCTACCGACACGCCGAGTACGTCCTCCGACCAGACGGCACGGTGGCTCAGAACCGACCGGGCGACTTCGCCCTCGTGCTCCACGTCCGACCCGAGGGCTGGGAGCTTGTGCCAGTCGAAGCAGGTATCCCAGAGCTGAACGTCTTCCTCAACTTGCGCTCGATCACGGACTACACCCGCGAGCACAGCAAGAAGATCATCCACGCCCCCGTGGCCGGCAACCGAATCCGCCGCCGTAAGCGAGCCTCCAGCAAGGAAGACCCCATCGTGCTTCACCAGATTCATGACGAGCCGGTCAAGGAAAAAACGTTCTTTGAGCAATTAGCCGGGGTCGAGGCTATTGTCAAAGAGGCAAATACCCAGACGCCGAAGCCGCAGAAAGCCATCGAAGCGTGAGCCTCGATAAGCCGTGGACTGGTGAGGGCCTAGACGATTTCACCAGCTGGCTCGGCCACACCGTCTACAACGAAGGCCTTGTCTATCGAGGTGATGCAGACTTCGAGCAGCTTGGCCCGCGAGGACTCCTCACGGTGATCGAGTTCAAGAAGGCCAAAGAGAAGCCGGTCGGCAGGGGCCAGCTGGCGTGGCTCAGAGTCCGAGCCCGCCAGGAGAAGACAGAAGTCCGCATCGTCCGCGAGCTGACCGACGATTACGACAACCCGGACCGACGCGTCTGGGTATGGGACCCGCTCAAGAAGTCAAGCGAAGCACAGGAAATGACCCTCAGCCACTTGGCCGCATGGGTCGACTCCCGAGCCTACCGACCTGCTAAGCTGTAGGGTCAAAGCCTCCGCGCTTCAGATCGCCCAGCAGATTCAACCATGCCCGGCGGTCTGAAGCGGTGCCGGCAGCAGTGGCCACCCGTCGCCCGTTCAGACTGAAGAGGATATGGCCCTTGCCCGAGATACGCACCTCAAAGCCCTGGGCCTCAGCCTGACGAATAAGTCGCTTGAGTTCTTTCTTGTTCATACTTCTATTCTGCCGTCTAGCCCGGCAAATAGTAACCCCCACATCTCGGGAGCCGGCCGCATGAAACGCGGGCTCCGTCATTTACCGATCGCCTCAACCTAGAATGGACACATGACCGACAACTCAGACCTCCAGCGCTTGCTTGACACGCAGGAGTCCCTTCAACGCATCATCACCGGCGAATCCCCCGGTGACTTCCTCCCAGAGAACGTAAACGCCGCAGTTCATACCATCAGCATGAACGTCCTCGCGCTGACAGACGAACTGCACGAGCTCCTAGCAGAGACGTCCTGGAAGCCGTGGGCCAAAGGTGACTACATCAACCTGACCGCCGCCAAGAGCGAGGCCATCGACGCCCTGCACTTCCTGCTCAACATCTTCCTGACGCTGGGCATGGACGCAGACGAAGTCCTCGAGAAGTACATAGCCAAGAACGCTAAGAACATCTCACGCCAGGAAGCCGGCTACGACGGCGTCAGCACCAAGTGCCCAGGCTGTAAACGCGCCCTGGACGACGACGGCGTCGAATGCTACCTCGCACCCCAGCCCATCGCGGACGCTGGCCCCGACTACGTCTACTGCGCCAAGCTCCGCACCTACGTCAAGGTGCCGGCATGATGTCGTCCATGAAGCCGTTCATCATCGTCCTCGAGGGTGCTGACGGAACTGGCAAGACGACCGCCGTCCAGGCCGGCCAGGCCTATGCCCACAGCCAAGGCATGGAAGTCAGGTCCATTCACAACGGGCCCGACGACGCCGACCTGCCGGGCAGTCTATACCGCCACTATCGCGCCCAGCTTCTTGACGCCATCGACTTCCGCGACCAAGGCATCTCGACCTTCATCGACCGCAGCTTCCTCAGCGAAGCCATCTACGGAGGCGTCTACCGCGGCAACTCACGCATATCCAGCTTTGGGCTGATCCGCCTAGAGAACCTGGCGCGCCATCACGGCATCGAGCTCATGGCCTTTGAGGCACCTGACGGTCTGCGCAAGACCCGCATCGAAGAGCGCGGAGAAGTCTGGGACGAGTACAAAGACCCCACGATCGGCGAGCTCTACACCGAATACTTCCGGCTGCACACCAGCTGGATCACTGCCGACAGACTGTCGACAACTCTCAATAACTAGGAGACACACTCCATGCTAAAAATCAATAACGCCTCAACCGAAGAGACCACCGAGCAGTCCGACGTAGTCGGCCGCTTCCGCTCTGGTTACCAGATCGATGGTACGCCGGCTTCGCTTCACTCCTTCCGCATCACAACGGGAGACGCCAAGCTGTCCAAGGAGATCGCCAAAGCATTCGGCGTCGACAAGGACAAGGCTCCAGGCCCTCAGGAATGGGATGCAGCCGGCGAGGACTACATCGAAGTCTTCACGACCACTAGCTCAGTCAACATCATCCTTGCGGGTCCGGGTGACTACAAGTCCAGCCTGGTCCGCCGCACCAAGGACGGCGACTTCATGTACGCCACCGACGGCGAGGTCATCACGGCCGTCGGTGAGGACTTCGAAGACGAGTACGAGGTAGGCAACCCCGACCCACAGCTCGAACAGGACCTGGACACCCGCAAGTCCAAGGCCAAGAAGGGCCTCGGCTCCAGCCCAGACATCCGCGTCAAGTTCACCATCGAAGACCACGAGGACTGGGGCGTCTTCGAGTTCCGCTCCGGCGGCTGGTCGCTGGTCCACAACGACCCGGAGCCCAAGCTGCGTCGCCTCCCGGAGGGCCCGATCAAGGCCGTCCTGAAGCTGACCACGGTCGAAGGCAAGAAGTTCACATGGACCAAGCCTGAGCTCCTGATCCGCGGATCAGTCGGTGCGGTCGAGAAGCCGGCCGTAGGCGACACCCCGTTCTAACCAGAACATAGCAAAGCCCCTGACACCTACAAAGTGTCAGGGGCTCTTGCTAGTTAGTCAAGCGTTCGGGTGCTTTGCGTGGAACAGCTCGCTGTAGTACTTGCTTTCCCAGCGACGAACAGCCGGCATGCTCGTGTAGGCCATCTCGTTCCATTCGGCAAAGCGCGCAACCGACAGGTCGTTGGCAAAACCGAACTGGCCGTTGATTCGGGCGGTCGCAACCGCGTAGGCGAGGGGCTGGTTGGCGTTCATGTTCTTGTTCATATTACTATTATAGTGGTGCACACACCCACAAGGGAAGCCCTTTATCCAAGGAGTTAGTCGGGAGCATGCCAAATCCTAATCCCCACGGAGCCGTCTTCGAGTCGGCCGTCCGTGACTACCTACGCGCCCAAGGCCTTGTTGCCGTCAAGCCCCGTCAGACAACACGGCTAGACGTAGGAGACATCCACCTCGAGGATGACATCGTCGTCCAAGCCAAGCACTGGAAGAACATCGCCGGGGCACTCCGCGAAGGAACGGCAAGCGCCCAAGACCAGGCCCGCCGGGCCAAGCGCCCTATCGGTGTCTCCGTCATCAAGAAGCCGCGTGCCCCCATCGCCGATGCCTACGTAGCCATGCCCCTTCACGTCTTCGCGACCCTGCTTCGCGCCCGGTAAAGTCCCTACATAAAGTGGTGCTGTTAGTCCGCCAAGCAGTGCACAATAGTAATATGAACAACAACAAGAACGTCCTGAAAGTAATTGCTGCCCGACCCACCGGGTACCGTGAGTCCTTCGCGGTCCTCGACATCGACCAGATGGAAGACATCACCACTCAGGCAGTCACCGACCAGCAGAACGGTGTGACCGTCATGAAGGGTATGGCGAACCTCGCCACTGTCGCAGAGAAGGCACACTACAAGAACTCCTGGATGGCGTCCTTCTCCATCAACGGCTTCCCCAAGAACTTCAACAAGTAACCCACCAAGAGAACGGAACAGATCATGACGACCCTACTCATCCGCAAAGACACCAAGCAAGCATTCGCCGGTGCCGCAAAGCTCCCCATGCTCGACTCGGCGGAGTCCCTCGCCAAGTGGGTCGACGCCCTAAACGAGACGACCGGCTGGAAGAAGTACGGAGTGGCCGCAGCATGACCGTCATCATCGACACCGAAGAGTGCATCCACGGCCTGATCGGGTGCGCCACCTGCGAAGGCATCGACGAAGGCTCCGGCCCCAACAGCGATCGCTCCGCGGGCATCGTAAACCCGTGGACCAAGACGGCCAATCGCATCGCCAAAGACATGGGCCTCACCTCCCGCCAGGCCGCCAACCTGACCGGCCGCACCGTCAACCAGATGAGCGCTCGTCGTATCAACCACCTCGGCATGACTGGCTACGCCGGCTATCGCCCCCACCCGCATAGCTAGCCTCACCCCGTTGGCCTCGTCTGCTGAGTACTCGCAGGCGAGGCCTTCTCCAGTTTCCGCATGGCACAATAGAACTACACTGCCTATCGAAAGGCCCACATGGTCAACATCAAGATCACTCCTCCGGGGCCGCCTCTCTCGGAACTCCTCGCCCAGCTCAAGAACGTCTCGGAAGAGCGTGACGGCTGGATCGCCAAGTGCCCCGCTCATGACGACGCCAAGGCCTCACTCAGAGTCACAGTCTCAGCAGAGACCGGCAAAGTGCTGGTCCACGACCGAGCTGGCTGCAAGACAGTCGACATCATGCACGCCATCGGCCTCAAGGTCAAAGACCTCGCCGGCATGGAGGCAGACGTCCACCCCTCCCACGATGCCCAGTCGACTGATGCCCTGCCTGAAGCACCCGAGCTGGCGAGCCTGGCCACCGTCCTAGACGGTTACGCGTCCACGCTGGCCACCCCGTCAGGCGCCCCCGCCCTCGCCTATGCCGCCCAGCGATTCGGCGTCGAGCCTGAAGACGCCCGCCGCATTGGCCTCGGCTACACCACAGAGCTCGGCGGCGGGCCTCGCCTCGTCGTGCCCTTCCGCGACAAGGACGGCAAAGCCCTAGGCTTCCAGGCCCGAGCCCTCAACGACGTGGCCAAGATTCGCTGGACCGGACCTATCAACCCGGACAACGCCAGCTGGTCTCGCATCGGCTTCTTCCCGGGCGGAAGCGGCTGGCCAGAAGTCATTGTCACCGAAGGCCCAGGCGATGCCCTCACCGCCATGGCTGCGGGCTATGACGCCATCGCGGTCCGAGGTGCCGGCCTCGCCAACAACGAAGCCACCACCCTGGCCCTGGTCGAGATGCTCCGAGGACGTGTAGCCATCATCGCAGGCGACGGTGACGCAGCCGGCCGGAACTTCTCTGCCACCATCACGGAGGCCCTACTCGAGCATGACATCGAGACCAAAATCCTCCGCCTCAAGGAGGACCGCGACCTAACCGACTGGCGTCGAGATGACCCGGCTGGTTTCGCCCAGTCACTAGTCAAGTACGTCAAGGCGCTCACTCCGCTTACGGCTGAGCAGGCCGAGATGATGGCCTGGAATACCGACCTCTACACCCTCAGCGACATTGGAGGAGCACGCTACCTTCGAGACTCCATGTCTGCCAAAGGCCGAGCCCTCCGCTACACGACAGCCACCGGCTTCCTCCAGCTTGAGCGAGGCATCTGGACGCCCAAGTCAGACACCCAGGTCCGAACCATCGTCCAGTCCATCGGCGACGACCTCCGCACTATCTGGGAAGCAGCCAAGCGAACAGCCACCAAGACCAAGGAGCAGGCCGACTACAAGAGAGCCAACGACTTCGGGGACTTCATGCAGTACGCCCAGTCGTCGCGAGGTATTGAGTCCATCTTCAAGGAGCTCAAGTCCGTCACGGGTGTCCACGCCGACATCGAAGACTTTGACAAATACCCGTACTATCTGGCCGTCCGCAACGGCATCGTGGACCTCCGCGACGGTAGCCTCATCCCTCACGACCCCGCTCTCCTCCTGACCCGCCGCATCGATCACGACTACGACAAGAACGCCAAGGCCCCTCGCTGGCTGAAGTTCCTGGAAGAGGTGTTCCCTGACCAGCCCGAAATGCCGGCCTACCTCCAGCGCCTAGTCGGCTATGGCATCACGGGTAACGTCGATGAACAATGCTTCGTGGTCAACTACGGCACAGGCTCCAACGGTAAATCAATCTTCACCGACACCCTCACCGACATCTTCGAGCCCATCACCACCACCACGCCATTTTCCACCTTCGAAGCTCGCCGAGGCGACGGAGTCCCAAACGACCTGGCAGCATTGGCCGGGGCGCGCCTGGTCATGGCACCCGAGGGTAACCAGGGAAAGCTGATGGACGAGGCCCTACTCAAGCGAGTCACTGGCCGCGACCTCATTGCGGCCCGCTTCCTCCGCCGGGAGTTCTTCACCTTCCGCCCACAGTTCCTGCTCTTCATGTCATCCAACTACCGCCCGGCATTCAAGGGCCAGGACGAGGGCCTCTGGCGACGAGTCAAGCTGCTTGAGTGGCGACGGCACTTCGACGCCAATGAGCGTGACCCCAAGCTACCGGAGAAGCTGCTAGCCGAAGCGGCGGGCATCCTGGCGTGGGCAGTGGCGGGCGCTGTCGAGTGGTACGCCAACGGACTGCAAGAGCCGACCGCGGTGGCTGAGGTGACAAGCGACTACCGTGTCCAGTCAGATGCGCTCAACGGCTTCCTGCCGGGCGTCTTCGAGCAGGGCGACGATACCAACTTCGTCCCGCGCACCGACCTCTTCCGAGCCTTCCAAGACTGGGCCGACGAAGGCAACTTCCGGGACATGCAGTCCTGGTCGTCTCGTGCCGTCTACCGCGCCATCGAAGAGCGAGGCTTCCCCAGCCACCGCAAGAATGGCGTCATCGGGTTCAAGCGAATCAAGCGGGTAGAAACCCCGTCACAGCTGGCTAAGGTTGAACTGAACCAAGCCGCTCCGCCACTGACCGGCCCAACTCTCGAGGACCTATGAGAACACTGACCCACGTCATCGACGGCGAGACCTGCTTCATTCGCGTACCCGAAAACGATGACGACATCCGGCTCTTCATGAACTGGATGTCCAAGCACTCGCGCGAGCCATTGGCCATCGATACCGAGACCACTGGCCTCCGCGTCTTCGGCAATGGATTCGAAGCACGCCTAGTCCAGATCGGATCAACCGTCGAAGCCTGGGTAATCAGAGGCGTTCAATTCCGCGACTGGATTCAGCACGCCGTCAGAGCGCACCCTCAATGGGTCGCTCACAACTTTGCTTTTGATGCACAAGTCCTAGAGCGCACCATTGGATTGACCATTGAAGAAATGACCCCCAAGCTTTTCGACACCATCATCCTCTCAAAGCTGATCGAGCCCCACCGCGCAGGCGGCCACAAGCTCAAGCCACTGGCCGTCCAGTACGTCGACCCAAACGCCGTCGACACCCAGGAAGACCTCACAGCCCGCTTCCGCGAGCTGGGCTTTACCAAAGAGACCGGCTGGACAGGCATCCCCATCGACGATGAGCTCTATCTCCGGTACGCCGGCCTAGACGTGCTCTACGACGCACGCCTCCTCAAGGTGCTGGTCCCCAAGGCCAAAGCCCTGATGCTGACTGAGCTCTCACAGTTCGAGCACACCATCCAGGGTTACCTGAACATCATGCGCCGGCGGGGCCTGCGTGTCGACCTCGACTATGCGGCCAGCCAGCGGGAAATCTTCCTCCAAGAATCTGCCGAGCACCTAGCGATCGCCCGCAACCAGTTCGGCCTGGACAACCTCAACTCGCCCAAGCAAGTACAGGAGGCCCTCCTAGCCTCGGGCGCGGAGCTCACTGAACGCAACCCCTCCGGCTCATTCAAAGTCGGCAAGGAAGTCCTGCTACCGCTGGCCGGCATGGATGAATACTGGGGAGACATCGAAGGCTTCGAGAACCCCAACGAACTCGCCATGCACATTGCCCGCGGCAAACGGGCTGAGCGCTTCGGCAACGCCTACCTAGGCAAGTTCATAGACCTGGCCGACCCCAACGGCCGTATCCACCCGGACATCACAGGTCTGCAGGCCCGCACCTCTCGCATGGCTGTCTCCGACCCGCCACTCCAGCAACTGCCGTCCAAGGACTGGAAAGTCCGCCGGGCCATCCTCGCCGACCCGGGACAAGTCATCATCTCCGCTGACTACGCCCAGATCGAGATGCGCCTAGTCGCCGCGATGGCTGACATCCGCCGGATGAAGGAGGCCATCGAGAATGGGCTAGACCTCCACGGCTACACCGCGGAGCTCGCCTACGGCCCGGACTACACCACCCAAAACCGCACGCATATGAAAGGAGCAGGCTTTGGAATTGTCTATGGTGGCGGCGCCAAGGGCCTGGCGCCTAAGCTAGGCATCAGCCTCTCGCAGGCAACCTCGGTAGTGAAGGCCTACAACAGGGTCTACCCCGAAATCAAGCGGTGGTCCAACAAACTACAGCGTGATGCGCGGGCCAACCACATGATGATGCGCTCACCAACCGGCCGCATCCTGGCTCTCGACCGCGATAGAGTTTACGCCGCGATCAACTACCAAGTCCAGTCCACAGCGGCCGACGTTCTGAAGAACGCACTAGAAGCACTCTTCCTAGCCGGCCTAGGCGACCACCTCCTCATGCCGGTCCATGACGAAATCATTGCCCAAGCCCCGGAGGCAGACGCTCCAGAAGTATCCCGGGCCATCGCGAAGGCAATGGAGACTACAGTTATGGATATGCACCTTGACGCCGATAGCGAAGTCTACGGCTTCAGCTGGGGCCACGGCCATGACTACGCAGATGCTGCCACCTTGGCCACACCACTATTCACCAATCGCCCAAACTAAGGAACAAACCCATGGCCGCATTGAGACATTACGTGCACTTCCGCGACACCCCCGACGTAGAGGGCCTATGCCCGAAATGCTTCAACCCAGCATTGAAAACATACGTTCTCGAGGTGATCGACCTCGACGGCATCACCATGATTGGCGAGCGTATTGCATGTCGCGACTGCAAAGTCTGGGTTGAGCCCTTGAAGGAGTACGCCCATGACGAGTAAACCCCCGACACTAGAAGTCTTCACGGGAACAGTCCTCCGCGTTCGCCAGCTCCTGGCCGACATCGGCGATGCTCAATGGCGGGCCGGCAAGTCGCCAGTCCCCAAAGAAGACACCACCGAACGGAGTCGTGGCCTGACCAGCGACCCAACCCCCAACATCGTGGTGGACACTCGCCGCATGGAGCTGCGCAAAGCCGTCCTAGAAGCCGAGTCAGCTCTTGAGTTCGCCGGCCGCAAGCTCCAAGCCGCAGAGCGCCATCTCCATGCTGCATTCGAAAGTTGGCAGGGATGACCGGGCAAACATACAACAATAGACGGCACTACTGGAAGCAGCGCGGAATCAAAGACATTGAGAAAGCTCAAGAGCTCTGGGATAACCGACTCGAGACAGGATGTTACATCTGCGGCACTACAGCGGGCAAGCTTTGTATCGATCATGATCACAATACCGGTGAACCCAGAGGCATCCTTTGCGACACGCACAATAGGGCCCTAGGCCTATTTGGCGACAACCCAGAGCTCTTGCGCCGGGGCCTCTATTACCTAACAGGAGAAGCAGACTGATGGACGACCTCTTCAAGACCCGCGCCAACTCAATCTCCCTACCCCTACTCGAGGAGCGCGCCCTCATCGAAGCCGCCCAGCAGAACAACGCCTTCGCCGGCGACGCCGTCTGGGCCCTGCTCTTCCAGTACCGCGGGCTCCTCCAGCAAATCGCCTACAACGTCCAGAAGTCCGTCAGAGGCATGCCGGCCGAGCAAGTTGAAGACCTGCAAGCGGACCTAGTCCTCGCGGCCGTCGAAGCTATCAAGTCCTTCGACCTCCTCAAGTTCACTAGGCTCAGCCAAGTCCTCCCCGGCCACCTGAAGAGCCGAGCCTCCGAGATGACCACAGCCCTGTCCATCCCCAAAGGCATGCTGGCCCGCTGGTTCAAAATCTGGCGAGCCGCTGAGCAGGACTTCACCGAGGGCGCCCGTCTAGCCCCGACCATGGGCATGAGCGCTAACACCTTCCGAGCCATTCAGCACGGACTCGTCGCCGCAGATTCAGAATGGGCAAGCGTCCCGTACTCGGGCGCCCTCCCAACCGCAGACGAAGAGACCTACCGACTTGCCTATCAAGCCATGGCCGTTCTTTCTCAAGGCGAGCGATCGGTGATCGAGCTCACCTATGGGTTCGCCGGCGAGCCCAAGACCGACGAAGAGGTAGCCCTAATTCTCGATAGCACCAAAGGCACGGTCAAGTCACAACGCCAGCGAGCGATCCTCAAGATGCGAAAGGCACTAACAGAAGATGGATAAAGAAACACTAGACGCCGTCCGGGCAATCATCCAGGCCCGCATAGCCAAAACCAAGTGGGCCGACGACGCCCGCAAGCTAAGAACCTTGCTGGCTGAAATCGAACAGCTACGGCAGCACACGCCGTAAACCCCGGGAGCTCCCGAGATAATTACTATCTCGTGGGCTCCCTTTCTCGTTTCCGCGCGTCAAAATAAACACACTAGCAAAGGAGAACATCATGGCCCTCATGATTAGCGAGCAAGCATCCAACCGTCTGCAGGCGACGCGTCCGGTCTACCGCAACCGTAGCCAGATGTCCGCTTCCAGGAACGGCTACCTCGATGCGCTCAACGACATTGTGAACCGGGCTAACGAAGCCAACCAACAGCTTCCGTCCAGCATCATTCAGTGGATCGA